GTTTTAAAATTAGCATATAAATGTTTGGAGTTAGGGAAACAGGGTACTAGGCAAGATGTAATGGAATATTTAGAGAAGTAGAAAAGATTTAATAAGATATAAATATTTATAGGTGTTTAAACTCCTTTATTTTGATAATAAAGGAGCTAATTATGTCTATAAGTAAAATTTAAAGGAAGTGACTTAGTGGCAAGAACAAAATCTGTGGCAAAAACTACATCTTTGCCACAAATTAAAGAAGATAAAATAATATTTAAATGTGTATGTTGCACTCAAGAAAAACAAAAGGAGAAAGACTTCTATAAATCAAATTCTATAATCCTAAAGGGAAATGATCATAGGATGGTTGTGTGCAAACAATGTGTAATTGAATTATACTCATTTTTAGTTAATAAATACGAAGATACAAAGATTGCATTGTACTTTTTATGTAGATTATTAGATGTATATTTTGATTCAAACTTATATCCAAGTGTAGCACAACAAGCTACAAATGGGAATACTAACATAGCAGGTATATATTTTCAAAAGATTAACAGTCTTCCTCAATATAGTTCAAAAACATTTTTCGACTCTACTCTTATTGACACAAGTGGTGAAAAAAATATATTTGAAACTATAGAAAATGTCGAATGGACAGAAGAAGATAAACGCAACAAAGAAGACGTAATTCGCATGGTTGGATATGATCCATTTGAAAATGAAAACCCCTTAGACCAAAAAGGATTATACAATTCTCTAGTTGATATGTTAGATGAATCAACTCTAGAAGATTCTTTTAAATTACCAATAGTCATAGAAATATCTAAGAGTTTTAATCAAATAGATAAAATTAATCAGGCATTAGCGTTAATGACTAGTGATATTGATTCTGTACAAAGTCAAGTTGGCGGTATTAAGTCATTATTTGAAGCAAAAGATAAAATGTATCGTGCTATCCTTGCGATGGCAAAGGATAATGGTATATCTGTAAACCATTCAAACAAGAAATCCAAAGGGGCAGGTACATTATCTGGAATTATGAAACAATTACAAGAAAAAGGTTTTATGGAAGTTGAAGTTAATCTCTATGATATTGAAACTTGTGATGGTATGAGACAAGTTGCAGATATAAGCAACGAAAGTATAAGAAAACAACTACAATTTGACGAAAATGATTATACGGCAATGATAAATGAACAAAGGGAAATAATTGAAAAATTGGATTCCAAAAACATAGAACTAGAAGAAGAATTAAGATTATTAAAAATAAAGAGTGGTGGCATCATTAGTGAATAATAAAATGATGTCACAAAGAAAAATAGATGGATATTTAAAACTTGCAGAAATAATTCAATGGGGCAGAAAGTGGCCTTTGCGATTTATAGAATTAGTGTTTGGAATTGATCTCTTAGATTATCAGAAATATGTTTTAATGGAAAGTTGGAAGACTCCTTTTTGTGTTTGGTGTATGGGTAGAAATGCGGGTAAAACAACACTTGGATCTCCTTTTATAATGGCTAAATCTTTATTGATACCAAATTTTAATTCATATATTTTGGCTGGTGTCGGAAGTCAGAGTCAAGAAATGTTTATGAAAATAGAGAATATTGCCAAAAATAATATTGCATCATTTACTGGTTTAACAGATGTTTTTTTAAATGAAACCGTTAAATCAGCAGCAAATACAGATGGATTTACTCATAATCCTGCAAGTTTTAAATATTCTCTATATAATGGAAGTACAACACATTCTCTTAATGGTGCTGTCGATTCAAATCGCTCAAAACGCTCAAATTTAAATTTTTATGATGAGTCAGGATTTGCTTCGGATGAGTTATTTACAACTTCTGAGCCTTTTACAACTCAAAACGCAGACTTTAAGCTCGGTGGAGATATTGATGTAACATTATACCCTAAACAATTTCCAAACCAATTAATATATGCTTCTTCAGCTTCTAGTATAGATACTTATTTCTTTAGAAAGTATAGAGATTTTAGTAAGAAAATGTTTTTAGGAGACAAACGATTTTTTGTCGCAGATATTAGTTCAGACATAGTTATGAATGCAACATATAATGGAAAGATATATCCAGTCGCATTGTTAACACAAGATAAAATTGACTCCGCAATGAGAGAAAACAAAGAGAAAGCCCTCCGAGAGTATAAAAATATCTTCACTACGGAGGGAGGTAATAATCAAATTATTAAACGTTCAACTATCATTAGAAATTCAGAATTAAGAGTTCCTACTTTATATAATGAAAATAAAAGTAAATTCGGGATCATGTATGATCCGGCACGTTCTTACGATAATAGTGTATGTATAGTTGGGGAATTTATATGGGACGAATTGATTGGATATAAATTAAAAATAAGTAGTGGTGTTAGTTTTGTTGATATTGGTAAAAAGAAAAAAACTCCGATGAGGACTCCTGAACAAGTGGATTTAGTCAAACAAATGATACTTGATTATAATGGGAGGCAATCTGCTGATTATGAAAATCTTGAAGTATTAGGGATTGATTCAGGAGCAGGTGGAGCTGGTGTGAACATTGCTGACTATTTTATGGAAGATTGGATTGATAAACAAGGCAATAAACACAGAGGTTTGATTGATAAGATTGAATCAGCAGATTACGTATCAAAATTTCCAAATGCTGTTGATAAACTAAAATTAGTGTCGCCTCAGAAATACAAAAAGCAGTTGTTCGAGGCATTGATCGAAATGATGAATTTAGATTTAATTTCTTTTCCAGAAACATATGATGGGAAGGGTTACTTAACTTTCAATAAAACAGAAGGGGAAGGAGAAGAAATTAAATCAGAAATACATAAATTGTCATTTGAAGAAGAAATGGCTTTAATACAAATTGATCTATTAAAAGAAGAACTTGTTAACATTTATAGGTTCGAGAGTTCAAATGGAAATTGCAGATATGATTTACCAGCAGACAAAGCACATAAAATGAATGATGATAGAGCTTATGCATGTGCGATGTTAGCATGGCATTTATCAGAATTAAGGAGAAAGAATATTACTGGCAAAAAACGCAAATCATCCAACATTGCCCAATACCAATTCTACAACTAATAAATAATAAATTAATAAAACCACAAGGAGGTGAAAATAAAAATTGCCAAGAAAGAAAAAAGATACCTCTTCTTCAATATCAACTTCTCAAGATTCAACCAAAAAGAAACGAGAAATAGATATATCTGATTATAGAAATATTACAGAAGGAATGCAATATGTAAAAATATCAGAAGGATTATACGCACTTCAATGGAAGAACATTGATACAAAGCTCCAATACACTAGGCAAGATATAATAAATTTAATTGATAATAAAAATGTTAAAGGATTACGTCAAGTTTCTAGATATTTTTGGTCTCATAGTGGTATGTATAAAAGATTAATTAATCATCAAGCAAATATGTTAACTTATGATTATTTAGTTCTTCCAGCTAAACAAACATATCGCAAGCTAAAAGATACGAAATTTACTACATACTTTGATAAATCTTTAAACTTCATAGATGATTTATTTATTAAAGACACCTTTTCAAAGATAAGTGAATTGGTATTTGTAAATGGTGCGTTCTTTGGGTATCTAAGGGAATTAGGTGATACTAAAGCAATTCAAGAGTTGCCTATAGACTATTGCAGGACTAGAGCGAAGGTTGATGGGGTATATCAAGTTCAATTTGATATACGATATTTCAATACATTTAGAAATATAGAAGAAAGACAAATTATGATTGATCAATATCCATCTGAATTCTTGGAATTTTATATTGATTACTTAAATGGCAGAGAAGGTCAATTAACTGAGCCTTGGTTTTATGATTTAAGTCCAGAATATGCAATGTGTTACCAATATGATGATTTTGGAGTACCATTCTTTGTTGGTATTTTTGAAGATTTAGTCGAACTTGAAGAATATAAATCTTTGAAAAAAGTTAAGACGAAAATGGATTTAAAGAAACTAATTGTTCAAAAATTACCTATGAATGAGGAAACAGGAGATGTTCTTCTTGAACTACCTGATGCACAGGCATTACATGCAAATCTTGTTAAAATGTTACAAGGTAATGATTATGTAGATGGAATTTCTTCGCCCTGTCCAATCGATGCATTAAATCTTCAAGACAATTCTAGTAAAGCTCAAGAAGACACTTTACTTTTGGCAGAACGCACATTATTTACTGATGCAGGATTCTCACAAAGTATATTAAATGCCACGGGGAATTTAAGTTTAAAAATATCGGTACAAAATGATGAAGCGATTTCATTTAGATTGTTAGATTTTTATACTAGATGGCTCTGTAACAAACTTTCATATGTAGTTCCAACTAACAATTATAACTTTGAAATATTTATGCCACCAATAACCTATTACAACAGAGACGAAATGGTGAAAATGTATACTACCCAAGCAACATATGGATATATGAAATTATTACCCCCTGTGGTGTCAGGAACAAAACAGTCTACAGTAATAAATATGATATATTTTGAGGATTATTTAGGGTTAGATAAACTGCTTAAACCTCTCCTTTCGAGTCACACCACTTCAGGAGCAGATGGAGGTAGACCTAATTCTGATGAAACTAATTTAACTGAAGCAGGTTCAGCAACAGCAAATAACGGAGGCAATGAGGGCAGAGCATGACGAATTTTATATATTGTTTCGATGAGCAATTAAAAAATGAATTGCTTTCTAAAGGTTATCAATTAGTAAGTTCAAATTTTAATAAACATATTTTCATTAATAATATAAATATAAAATTTGAATTCTCTAATGTAGATAAGAAAAAATATTGTTTTAATAATAAGATGATATTTTAAAATTGAGAGGAGGTGAAAACACTTGAATAAACCAGAATTACAAAATATATCTTTAGCAACTTCATTTGAAATAGATGATACTTTTGATTCAGATAAATTTATAAAAATGCGATTAAGGGTGTGCCACGACAAAAAGAATCCAAATTCATCGTACTTTGAAGTTTCTGATATGGAGAATGCAAAAGAATCAATATATAACATTCCTATTCTTGCTAATGTCATATTTGATGAGAATGGTGAACCTCAATTTTGTGGTCATGATATGTCAATCGAAGAAAGCAAAACCAGTGAGGGAGAATATAAATTAATATATCAAGAAACCCCAATTGGAGTTGTACCTGAAAATTGTAATCATACAATTGAAGGGTTCAATGATAAGAATTATGTTTTTGTAGATTGTTACATATGGAAAGGGTATGCAAATTACGCCCAAGATATTATTGAAAGAGATAACGATATTAAACTTTCAATGGAAATTCTTGTAGACGAGTATTCTTATAATGCAAAAGAAAAATATTTTAAGATTTCAGACTATAGATATACTGGTATTACATTTTTAAATAAAGATTTTGGGACAGGTATGGAAAATGCATTAGCAACAACAGGTACATTCTCAGAAAGCAATTCTAAAGAAAAGTTTATTATTATGATGCAAGAGTTGAAAGAGACTCTAAATCAATATAATATAAATAATTCTGTAGAAGAAGGAGGTAAAGTTTTGGACGAACAAATTGTAGAACTTTTAGAAAAATTTAATTTCACAACTGATAATCTACCGTTTGATATTGAAGGAATGAGTTTTGAAGAATTAGAAACCAAATTAAATGAACTTAATACTGAGAATTTTGAAGAAGTAGTTGAAGAAAATACTACTGAAGATAATACGGAAACAGTCGAAACAGAAGTATTTGAAGAAGAAATTGTAGAACAAGAAGAAATAGTCGAAAAGTTTCAAAAAGTATTTGAACTTTCTCATTCAGACATTAGATACGCATTATATCAGTTACTCTCCCCTGTCGAGTCAGAAGATAATGAATGGTATTACATAGACCAAGTTTTTGATGTTAAATTTGAGTATGAAAATTGGGATGGGACTAAGATATTCCGTCAATTTTATACAAAAGATGGTGACAATGTTTCTTTTGATGGAGATAGAATTGAAGTATTTCAAGAGAGATTAACAAAAGAAGAAAAAACCATATTAGACGCAATGCGTAGCAATTATGAGTTATTGAAAAATGATTTTGAAAAAGTAAAATCAGAAAAAGAAATCATTGAATCTGATTTTACTAAATTAAAAGAAGAAAATGATTCATTGAAAGAATTTAAGCTCCAAAAAGAAAACATAGAAAAAGAAAATTTATTTTCACAATTTGAGGGATTAACAGAAGAAGATGTTTCTGATATTAAGGCAAAAATGAACGAATACTCAATTGAAATTTTAGAAGAAAAACTTTTTGCGGTTTGGGGAAAGAAAAAGATGGAGCTAGAACAAGGGAAAACTTTCTCTAAGAAAAATAAGGATAAAAAAGATAAGTTAGTGTTTTCTATTGTAGATGGAGACCAAGATGTAGATGCTCCAATCTATGTAGATATTATAAATAAGTATAAAAAATAAATAATAATTTGAAAGGTGGAATAATTAAATGGCTACTTATAAATTAATTCCTGATGGTAAATATGCTGTATGTGAAACTCCTCGTGTATTATCTAGAACAACTGGAGATATCAAAAACCAATTCGCTTTAAATTCAACAGATTTCGCCTCGACTCCTGCACAAAATGGCATGTTACTTGTTGTTAACGAATTCGCTGAGAAAATTGATCTTCCTACTGCTATTACTGATTATGTTTATCTTCACAATTCCCCTGTAAAAGATTATGAGGGGCTTGGCAAAGAAACTGTTGCTGTAAATTTAGGTGAAATGCTTCCTGTGATGTACAAATTTACCGTGGGGGATACCATTATCACTAACGCAGTGTTAGTTGACGATGCTGTTTATGCTGACGTTCCTGCTATTACTGCTGCAATCAGTGCGACTGCTGTTTATGGAATTCCTGATGCAAGTGGTTTAATTAAATTAGTCGCTGCCCCCGGTGGAACAGAAGTAGTTGTTCTTAAAGCTAAAGCAGTTACTACTCTTGCTAATGGAAGAACTGCTATCAAATTTGTTGTTACAATTGCTTAATTAATTAAATATAATTTGAAAGGAGAATAAAATAACATGAATGAAATTATTAAATTAAAACAAATGGCTATCGATGTTTATAATAAAAAACCAGTATCGTCTTTCTCTGTAATTGAAACCGAGGGAGCATTAAGAAAAGAATTAAATGATATGATCAAATCCGATGGGAAAGTTGATTTTTATAAGTTTCAAGCAAATAAATGGATGGTATTTCAAATCATTTCCGAGTCCGTAGATGCTGTATTGCCTCAAAAAGTTCTTTCTGTTTTGGATAAATATTGCGAGACAAAACAAGTTGCTCAAGGTGATAAAATACGTTTTAAAGTTAAAAAGGGTGTTGCAAGNGTTAAAAACTTCATTACAAAAGTAGGTGCTGGTTCAAATTATGAAGTAGCACAACTCGATAGTGGATATCTAGATTTGGTCGCATATGCTCGTGGTGGTGGAATTTTAGTTGAATTGGAAAGATTTTTAGATGGTACAGATTCTTTAGTTGATCTTTATGATGCTTTAATGGAAGGTTTAGAATATCGTATTTATATGGATATTCAAGATGCTTTAAAAGCATTAACATCCTCTGTTCCTGCTAACAACTATAAAACTCATGCAGGTTTTGATGCTACTAAAATGAAAGCTCTTATTAATGCTATTCGCACATATGGTGTTCCAAATTTATTCTGTACACCTACTTTTGCTGCTTCCGTTACTCCTGACACTAATTTCATTGGTGATGCAGATAAAGAAGACGTAAGAAATCAAGGCTATATCGGAAGATATGCAGGATGCAATACTATTCTTATGCCACAATCTTATTTAGATGAAACAAATACTACTGAAGTTCTTGATAATCAATATGGTTATGTAATACCTTCGTTAGAAAATAAAATTATCAAATTAGCATTCGAAGGAAATTCAATTATGGAAGATGTTAGGAATGCAGATGGCTCTATGGAGTTCCAAATTTATAAGAAGTTCGCAATTGGAACAGTATTCGTAAATACTCTAGGGATTTTCCGTAACACAGCTCTCTAATTTTTATAGTAAACTAAATATAATGTTCATGGAGATATGGAATGTTGTGAGATATACCCTCTATCTCCTTTAAAATTAGCTTAATGGAGGAATCACTTTGGTTGCCAAAAAAAGTTTGATAAAGGATACAGATTTAATTCCTGTTTGGAACAATAGTCGTGGTGATTGTGGTTACACAGTCAACAATGGAAATTTTCATGTTAGACGTACATGGGTTTTGCCCGGAAGCGTACAAGAAGTAGAAATGAAAGAGTTAAAATCTGCTATGAATGAAGCAGGGGTCAGGGAATTATTTGAAGTTTATAATAAAGAATTAGGTAAGTATGAAGATGGGGAACTTTTGATAAAAAATGATTTAGCAAGAGAAAAACTTGATTTACAACCACTTGGTAAATATACATTTGATAAAAAACAAATTATAGATTTACTAAATAATAAATCTGTAAATTATTTAGAAGAAGTACTTGAAAACTGCCCTAATTCTACATTGGACAACATTGTTCAAGAAGCGATCAATATTTCCTTAAGTGATATTCTTAAAATTAACTTGATTAAAAGTTATAGTGGAAAAGATATCCTACCAGTTATTCAACAAAAAAATTTGGATTCTGCTCCGGTTAAACCAGTTATTAAAAAAGATGAAGGAACTCGATCAAAAAAGGGGTGAGTATAGCAGATGTCATCTTCGTATGAATTAGTTTTTGATGCTTTTACCTCTAAGATAAAGGATAAATTATTTAGTGAATTACCTCAATTAGATGCAGAAGATCAGATGATTCAATTACTCAATGATAGTTTGATATTTTTTAAGTATCCTAAAATTAATGTATATGATAAAGATGACGAAGCAAAAATATTCAACCAAACTTTATCATATCATGAAATTCAAATAGTTTCTCAATTAATGGTAGATGCTTGGATTAATAGACAAATAAATACTATAGATATTATAAAGCAAAAATTCACTGATAGAGAATTCAAAATGACAAGTCAAGCTGCTCATCTAGAGGCATTGTTAAAAGTAGCAGAAAAAAGGTCTGGAATTTGTAATAGGTTGATGAAAGACTATTATAAAATTTCATCCCAAAGACCTGACTACTCAAAATTGGCAGGTAATGTAGAATGAGTTGGAAAACTAAATTAGATAGTCGTTTACAAAATGATTCGATATTACATGATTATATTAATGAATTTGATACATATCTTAACGATGCCACAAACACTTTTGATGTTAATATTAATTATTCAAGTTCAACTATTAAAATGGTAATACAAAATGCGTCTACAGTAGACAAAACAACTATCGTTAATGATGAAGTAATGATTGGTTTAACTTCTTTGATTGATGTTGTAGTGGTTGGTGACGTAATAACTTGGAAAAATGAAGATTGGATTGTAACCTCCAAAGACAATAAAGCTATAGATAATTGTCATAAAGTTTACATTCAAAAATCCAACAACACCCTCCTCTTCTACCCTTCTCAATCCAATGAAAACCAAATTTCAAATGAATTGATTGAGATTCCTTGTATTGTTGGAAAAGGTAATATCAATCTAGACACAAACAAATTTTTATCAATCCCTGCTGATGAAAATTTAATCATTTGTCCTAATAATAGTAATTCAAGTTATATTAATGAAAACACAAGGTTTATATTATCTGGTAGTGCTTATGTTGTGCAAGGAATTGACAATATTTCTAATGTTGGATTACTTAATATTAGAGTAAAACAAGATCAAATTAGTGCTGACGATAATTTAGAATTAGGAATTGCAAATTATTGGAGTAATCAAAGCATTAAAGAAGTATATATTTTAAACGGTACTTCTGCCTCTTTGCTCTATACTAATGCTACATTGCAATTAGATATAGAATGCAAAGATAATGGTTTGATTGTTGAGAATCCAATTGTTAGTTACATTTCAGATAATACTTATGTTTGCACTGTTGATAAAAATGGTTTGATAACTGCTAATGGTACAGGCGATGCAATAATTACCGTTTCTTACGGTACTGCAAGTGCTAGTATTACAATTCATAGTGAAATGGTTGTAAATGATAATTACAATATAGTAATTACACCAACTGATGATATATTAAAATTAAGTAGAAGTATTTCATTAACGGCACATGCAATGAAAAATGGAGTGGAAGATTTAACTAGACATTTTGTTTGGAGTTTGTCTAATATGGATGGTAGTTCTAATGTATACGCAACAATAACTCAAAACGATAACGTTTGTGTTGTTTTGGCTAATAGTTTAAGTAGTGTTGCTAATAAATATGTA